GGGCCTGTGAAAACACTGCTCGCCCTTTGTCTCCTGTTTGCCATCACCTCCCATGCCACGCCAGGCTTGCCACCAGAGCCGAGCAGCGACAAGGCTCGCTTTCAGATCGTCTCCGGCTCCATCGACCACGGCGGCGGCAGCGTGCCGACCTTCATGCGGGTGGACACTTTTACCGGCCAGACCTGGCTGCTGCAACAGGTGCCCCTGCCCGGAGGCAACGGCTTTCTGCCTGTCTGGGTGCCCAGCCACGAGCTAGGTTCCGAGCTTTACAAGAAGTCCGTGGAGGCCATGACAACAGCGCCAGCGGCTAAGTAGTTGTCTGGGTAGTTTGGTGCATTTAATCCTGCAAGCCTGATGGAATCAGGGGCAGGAGCGTGCAAGCACTGGCTTCTGACTCTGTTGTTCAAGGTTCGAGTCCTTGAGGGGTAACCATTCTGGGGAAGCCTGATAAACAAAGGCTTCCGGCGCTGCGGGCAAGCATCTATAAGGGTTTGTCGTGGGCGCGAGGGGTGCGGGAATCTTTTGTTTAAGGGTGAAATCGTGCTTTTTGATTCTGACTGATTCTGATTGATTCTGACGGCGGGCTGGGTAGTTGTCTTGGTAGTTGAATGAAAACATACCTCGGATCTTTCTCTTTGAAGCGCCAGCTTCGCCCTCGGGAACCTTTTATTGTGGGGGGGAAGGTGGTGCGCAGGGGGTGGCGAGACGCGGCGGCGCCGGAATATGGACCAAATTGGATGGTGACCTTTACGATGCCGGGGATGAAGCCGCGCTGTGTGTCGGCGAAGTTGTTTCCGCTTTGTGAGAAGTGCGCGGGGGTGGTGGGGAATCCGGCGAAGGAGCGGGCGGGGTGTGTGTGCGTGCGGCGGGTGTCGATGTGGGCGGAGGAGTGGCTGATGACGGAGACGGCGATGCTTCAGCGCGGGGAGGTGGAACGGCTGCGGGAGATGCGGGCGCCGGTGGTGTTTGCTTCGGTGCAGGAGGTGCTGGCTCTGTATCTGAAACGGGGTCCGGCGGATCGGCAGGCGCGGGTGAACTCGCTGGCATCCATGCTGATGCAGGCGCGGGGTATTTCGCTGGAGGCGGTGACGTGGGCGGATTTGACGAAGGGCCTCAAACGGGATTGGGCGGAGCTGCGCCAGGAGGCGGGCCGCCGCGGATGGCTGGGGCTGGGCGCGGGGAAGAATATGCCGGCGGATGGCTGGGCGATGCTGCGGGGGATGAAGGCGGCGGGTTCGCTCCCGGCGCTGGATCTGCGGACGGTGGCGGAGTGGAATACGACGATTCTGGGATACTTCACGAACGTGAACACGATCTTTGGGAAGGATGCGCAGGAGCGTATCCTTGAGGGGCTGCGGCTGCCTGATTTGTCGGCGTTTCTGGAGGTGCGGTTTAAGCTGCCAAAGCCAAAGGGACACAAGGGGATTCCTGACGAGGTGATGGCGGTGGTGGAGGATCGGCTGGCGGATCTGCGCGCGGGTGATGCGCGAGTGTGGGCGTTCTTTCGAGTGTGTGAGGAAACAGGGGTGAGGCCGGGGACGCTGCGCGAGCTGGTGCCGGGTGCTTTGCGGGTGCTGGATGCGGGGGAGATGCTGGCGGCGCGGGCGCGGATGGCAGAGGAGTGGCGTGTGCCGGTGGAGGAGCTGGGGGAATTTGGCGGGCTGCTGAGCATCCCGGCGGCGAAGGGTGGGCATGAGGTGGTGACGCCGGTTTCTGTGGAGACGGTGGAGGTGCTGCGTGGGCTGGGGAATGCGAGATCGCTTTTTGGCTGTGAACATCCGACGGCGGAGGGGGACATGCACCGGGCGCTGAATGAGTGGCTGCGCGAGTGTGGCGTGCAGGGGACGCAGGTGGCTTACCTTCTGCGGCATCGTAAGGCGCAGGCGCTGCGGAGATTTGGCGGGGTGGCGGCGGTATCGGTGGGGCTGGGCCATGTAGATGAGCAGATGGCGCGGCGATACTCCAAGGAGGACAGGCTGGTGCCTGCGCTGCGGCGGTAGGGGTGCGACATGTCGCAGTGCCGGACAGGGTTTGTCCGGCTTGGGACACGGTTTGTCCGGGGCAGGAATGCCCCGATTACGGGGGTGCGACATGTCGCAGTGATGAGGGCATGAAAAAGCCGCCGGGGGTTCCGGCGGCTGGAAATTTTGGGGGCGCGGGGTGTTACATTTTCGGGCGGATTTGCTTGGCGAGGGTGCGGGCGGCGTGCTCGATGGCATCGGCGAGGCTGGGGGCTTTGCCGGGCGCGGCGATGGCTTTGGCGATGGTCTGGAAGTCGGCGAGGCACTGCGCAGAAACGCGGGAAAGGTAGGTTTTGCGGCCTTTGTCGGGGGCGCCTGCGCCTGGGGCGCGGAGGCGGGGCTTGCCTGCTTTGGTGAGCTGGGTATCTTTGGCGGTGGTGGGCTTCGGCTTTCTCATTGTCTTTCTGGGCGATGTGCCGCCGGGGTGTGAAGACCCCGGCGGCGTTTTTGTTTTAAAGGTTGAACGCGCGACTTTCGGCGAATCCGTAGCCCAATGCTTTGGAAACTTTGATCATTTGGCGGCGGGCGGCTTTGGCGGCTTGGGGATGGGTTTTTGGTCCGGTGCCGGTGAGGCCGTGGTGCTGGCTGATGTATTCGGCAAGGTAGGCGCAGCGCTCGGCGGTATCGTCTAGCTCGGCGCGGAGGCTGTCAATATTGCCGTCTGTTTTGCTGAGGGCAGAAATGGCAATGGGCCAATCGCTTGGGGGTAAGGCAAGAAGGGTGTTAACTAAAAGCGGGTATTTCATGGATGGGTAATGTTTGATGTTTTTCGCGTGTAGGATGCGCGGCCCCCGTGGTGGATCTTGGCAGGGTTAAATGACCATGGCGCGGATCTGTGCGGCTTCTGGGTGGGCGTTCACATCGTCGGCGATGTCGGCGGCGATCTCTAAAGCGCCGTGGATGTCGTAATGAACGAAGGAACCAACGGCGCTTACGATGGCCAGGCGGAGGGCGTGGGAGCCTTCGGCGGCCTCTGCGGGCGACAAGATGCCGAATGGCACATTGCTTTTCAGATCATAATCAAGCTGGGCAATGGCGCGTTTTTGAAGGTCTGCGCAAAAGGCGCTGATGATTGCTAAGGCGGTGGCGGGAAGGTTTGTCTGCATGATGGGGAAATGGTAGGAGGTGGAAGGCGGGAGGGGTGGAACCTCCCGCGCTGGGTGGATGGTTTAGGCGTTGGTTTTGAGTTTCTTCATTTCTTCGGCCAGGGCCCAGAGGGCGCGGTTGATGTGGGTGTTTTGGTCGATGCCGCCGACTTCGCGGGTGCGGCGGCTGGCGATGCGGCGGCCGCGTTCGTCGCGCTGGGTGTAGCCGAGGCCGCCTCGGATGAGGGATTCTTGGGCGGTGTTGAGGGTGTTCCAGATGGTGGGGGCGGCGTCTTCGTGGCGGCGGATGGTGAGGACCTGGTCTGCGGTGATGGGGGCGGGCTGTTCGTCGTAGCGGGCGACGAGGGCGGCGGTGGCGAAGGCGCGCTGCTCGCCTGCGGTGAGGCGCAGGGCGGACATTTCGCGGACGCTTTCGGAGACTTCGGGGAGCTTTTTCATGAGCTGGCAGCAGCCGTCGATGACGAGGCCGCCGATGTCGCCCTTGTGGGGAACGCGGATGTCTTCAATCATGGACTGAGCAACCACCATGCCATTGCCGCAGACAAGGCGGAAGACTCCGGCCATGAGGCGGTAAGCGGAGGTGCCGTCGTGGCTGTTGAGAAGGATGATTTCGTTGTGTGTGTCGCCAACGCTGAGGGGCTGGGAGTCGTGACGTAGGCGGATGAGATGCTTGGTGAAGTCGCGCTTGCCTTCGTCGCGGCTGCCGCCCTGCATGACTGCATACGGGCGGAAGCCTTCGCGGCCAAGGCGGGCCAGCAGCTCGCTGGTGGGGATGTAGCTATAAGCGGCGCTGCGGGAGGTGTGGGCCTGCTCGGCGAAGACGCTGGGGGCGATGTGGCGGAGCTGGTCCAGCTCGATGGGGCCGCGTTTGCTGGTGTAGTTGACGGCGCCGTTGCTGCGGGTGCGGGCAAAGCGGGTGATGTGATTGGTGAGGCTGGGGGCGGATGTGGATGAATACATAGTGTTTTCTGGGCTGATGTTTGGGTTTCGTTGTCTTGCTCCGGTGAAGCGGAACGGGGTTATCTTCGCATTTTATTGTTGCGCCGCAACAATTATTTGTGATGGAAGGTGATTTTGTGCTGGAGGCCTTATTCTGTCAGGGTTTCAGCGTGTTTGGGTGTGGGGCGCTGGCTTTATGGTAAGTCGATTAATCCAACTTGGGTTGGTTTAATTGACTGTTCTCTGACTTGCGTTTACCTCTCGGCCTGCGGAGCGACTGAATCGCTAGGACTGCCTCGTTCGTGATGGTCATCGTGCCGTTCTCCCGCTTCGCCACGGTCACGCGGTTCACGCCGAGCATGGCGGCAACCTCGGCTTGTGTGCCGAGGCGCTCGCGGGTGGCTTTGTAGTCTTCAGGTTTCATGCTGCTTTCTTGAGGCATTCTTCCCACAGCTCCCGATTTGCGCAGACTGATGAGTAAGGTGTTGCCATCTTCATTTCGCCGCCTGCCTCACGATACAACCGGCGAGCTTTTGAGTTTCTCACGGCGATCATGTGCTTCCATGCAATTTCATGCCCCTTAAGGTCTTCTTTAGTGATGCCAAAAGCTTTAGCTGGCTTGAGTGCGCAGATACAGCCGAAGTGCTGAATCTCTCCGGTTTCAGTGTCTTCAATCCAGACAACTTTTTGGAGGCCGGATTTACCGCAGCACATGCAAAAGCTTTCTTCGTCGTTGATTCCTTTAATCTTGAAGCGTTCGTTCATGATTGGAGTGTGTAGCATAAAGCTACATTGCGCAAGTCCTTATTTGAAGATTTTTCACCAACGTCAGAGAATAATGACATGCAGTCCAACTTCGCTTAGGCTCAGTGGCTGATCTCAAGCGTTCTGTGGATGAAGCGCGTAAAGTCTTTCTTGTTGGTGAGCTTCAATTTCATTTTTTAGCGCAGGATGATCTCGTTCAAGCCTCTCAAGAAACTCGCAGTGGACACCGTTCAACCTCTCCAATGATTCCAACTGCCTCCTCACGCACAATGGGTCCTCGCCGGTCAGCCTCTCCCAACACCACCGAACAAATCGGATGCAGGCAACGGGTCGAAGTTGATCTTTCGTGCTCATAAAGTTTTGCCCTCGCGTTCCTGATCCGGGACGTTCGCCTTGTGTGTGGCTTCGAGTTTGGCGAGGCGGGCGGTGAGGTTGACCAGGTGGGTTTCCAATGCGGCGAGTCGCTCGTCTGCAATTTTCACGATGGCGCTCAGGGCGGTGAGGTTGACCAGGTGGGTTTCCAATGCGGCGGGAGCGGGGGAGAGACGCCACGTTTTGCAGCTTTCAAAAAAGCGCATGAACATATCCGCGAGACCTTCGTGGCCGACGCGGAGACCGGTCTCGAAGATGGCGGTGTCGATGCGCTCGAGCATCTCGCGCATGGTGCCGTGACGCTCTAGCGTGATGTGGAGATGTGGGAGGGCGGTTTGGCGGATGAAGCCGCGTGTTTTTTTGGGGTCAGCGCCGTCGAAGCGGGCCGCGATGTGATCAGTCTCGCAGGGGCGGAAGCCGCGCGTGCGAAGGGAGGCGATGATTTCAGCGGGCCAGCCCTCACGGGTGAGTTCGGTGATTTCTGCGTCGCTCATGCTGACGTGAGCGCGTTGTTGGTCGGTGATGCTCATGAGATTTTGATGCCGAGGCGGCGTTGGACTTGGCTGATGGTGTGCCCTGGGGCGTCGGCGCGGAAGGCCGCGCCTTTGTCGCGGAAGGTCTTGTGTGAGACGGTGATCCATTGATCTGACTGCTGATGCTTGCGCATCTCTCGCAGGCAATGGAGCGCGTGAATGGCGATGGCGAAGGGCTCCCATCGGCGAGCGGGGAAGAGGGCGTTGGAGCGCAGGGTTGTGATGAGCGGCTCGCAGTCGGTGCGGGGAGCATTTGGCTCCGTGGTGAGGGGCCGGGCGTAACGGCTGACGGTGTAGGTGTGCCCGGTGCCGTTGTGGGTGATGTTGAGCAGATCGTGACCGATGCCGATGAGTGACAAGATGAGGTCTTGATCCTGACTTTGGAAGGTGACTTCATTGACCGGATTGACGACTTCCTTGCTGGCTTGCAGGAGGTAGCTGCCAGGGGCTTCTTCGGTGAGACGGTAAGACGCGCCTTTGTGGGACTCGATCAACCGCGTGCGATTGACCATGGTGCGGAGCGCGATGAGGTAGGGATGGAGGAGCTGCGTGGCGAGTTCGCCGATGAGTTTGCCGCCATTGAAATCGCGCCGCAGGACGCCGGTGATGAAGGCGCGGCCGTTGCGCTCGGGATCGACGCTGGAGACGCTGGCGAGGTGCCAGTCGGTGTATTGCTGGCCGGTCTTGTGATCCTGCATCGGCACGGACTTGAGGGCGATGTCGAGGGAGCCGAGCGCGGCAGCTTCGTAGGTGTTGCGGGTGGTTTGCCAAGCGAGCATTTTGAAAGGATGAAGGATGAAGGAGGAAGGATGAAATGAAGAAGCGCGTGATCGTGGGGAGGACGATCACGCGCTGCGTGGGAGGGGGATCGTCAGGAGATGAAGAGGGGCGGCGTTTAGACCATCTGTGGGCAGTGCAGTAGATTGAAGGTGAATTCTCGACCGGTGCCGGATCGGGCTTTCTTGGCTTCGGGATCGCGGCTTTGCAGGGTGCCGACGGTGATCTCGATGCCGAAGAGTTCGTTGTCGATGAGGTTGGCGAGACTCAGGGCGACAACTTCGGCGTCATCAAGTGCAGCGAAGCCTTGCAGCGCGCCGCTACTGGTGGGGATGGGCTGACCGACGATGGCAATCTCGGCCTTCGGGTCGTAGCCCTCGCTGTAGAGCGTGGCGGGCACGCTGCCTGCGTTGGGCACCCCCATGACATCGTCATAGGTGCGCGTGGTTTTGACCGTGAAGTCGGTGAGGTAGAGGCCGGACTCGTTTTGGAGCGAGCCGGGACGGGTGCCTGCGGTGAAGAGAGGGGCCATGACAGTGAGGGGGAGATGTCAAAGGATGAAGGAGGAAGGATGAATTATGAATTGTTCCAGAAGGTGACGACTTGGAAGGGGGCGGTGAGGGTGATGAGGGATTTGGCTTCGTCGTAGTCGTCGGTGATGGTTTGGGGATAGATGGCCTGGATGTGCCAGCCTTCGCGATAGGCGTCGGTTTGCGCTTCGATGAAGGTTTGCCAGGTGGTGAGGTGGTTGTCGGAGAAGAGACTTCGGAGGGCTTGGAGCCAGGCGTGCGCTTGGGCGCGGGTGGTCTGGCCGGTTTCGGAGCCGATGCTGATTTCGAGTTTCAGGTTGAGGGTGAGGGTGAGGAGCGTGTCGGCAGAGTCGGGATCGACTTCGACCTCAAACAGCGCGTGAGGATGGGTGATGGCGCTGGATGATGAATGGGTGCGGCGCGGCACGGCGGACGCGCTAGGGACGCCGGAAACGGCCAAAGCAGGCGTGCTGGCGGTGTAGTCGGCGAAGATGGTGGAGAAGTGAGCGGCGGGGGAGGTGGAGGGCATGGGGGGAAAGGATGAAGGATGAATGATGAAGGATGAAGGATGAAGGATGAAGGATGAAGGATGAAGGATGAAGGATGAAGGATGAAGGATGAAGGATGAAGGATGAAGGATGAAGGATGAAGGATGAAGGATGAAGGATGAAGGCAGAAAAAAGCGCCGGGTCGTTTTCACGACACCGGCGCTCTCAACACATGAGGACGGGGACAGGGGTTAGGCGGCGACGCCGGAGGCGAGACCGGCGGCACTGTAATTGATTTTGGTGCTGCTTTTGGCGATGGCGCAGATGCGGCCATACCAGCCGGTGGTGACATCGGCGATGGGGGCGAGCTTGCCGGGCGTGGCGGAGCCGACGATGGCACCGTTGACGGTGACGCCGTGGGTGCCGATGGTGAGATCGTCATCCTCGGTGATGTATTCGACCGGTTGACCGCTGGAGGCGGAATTGAGTGCCATGCCGACGGCGGTGCGGATGAGCGCGGAGGCTCCGTTGGCGTCTGCGAGCTTCGCGACGTTGGCGGCGGCGGTGTCGAGGTAGATTTCCTCCCCAGCGGCGAGGGTGGCACCGGCGATGGCGCGGCGGCGGCGTGCCAGGGCAGCGGTGGAGGGGATGACGGCGGAGGCGGTGATGGAGATGTCGGCCATGAGAAGAGAAGGATGAAGGTGGAAGGATGAAGGATGAAGGGTGTCAAACTGAGACCTTGCGGCTAGGACAGGGTGAGCTGCGACTTTTTGAGGGCTGCGCGGATGCCGTAGCGGATGGAGTTTTGCAGGCGCTTTTGGCGTTTGCCGCTGTTGAGGACGAACTGCATGCGGCGACTGAGATCGTTGGCGCGACCATGACGTGCGCGATTCGTGATGATGATCGTGAATTGATCCGGGCGAGGGATGACGGTGATGCTGCCGACGGTTTGCTGGTGACGTGTGATCCAGGTCGGAAGCGAGGTCTTCAAACGGGCGGCGGCGGGTGCGAAGCCGGAGGCGAGCAGGCCGACGCGGGATTGTTGCTGCTTGATGTAGCTTCGCACATAGCGGGCATCGCGGACATGCTCGCTTGGTTTGGTGCCGGTGACGCGACCATTGCTGCCTCGGCGTTTTTCATGAGCGGCTCCATCGTCGCTGCCAAAGTCGATGAGCTCTTTGAGTCCGAGCGTTTTGCAAATGCGGGCAGCCTGCGGCCAGTTTTTGTGCTTCACCGCTGCCCAAAATGCGGCGGCGAGTTTTTCGTCACGCGCTTTGATGATGGCGTAAAGTTTGCCGGGGGTGGCATAGACTTTCCACACGTCGCGCATGACGGCGCTTTCGCCGCGTTTTTTGGAGGCAACGTCGGCCTTATTCATGCTGGGCGGGGTGATGGCGGCGATGTCGCGCACAAAGCCGCGTGCGTCGTCTTCGATGGCCTTCGCCATGATCGCCGCTGACTCACGCGGGACTTGCCGGAGCTTTTTGAGCAGCGGGCCGAGTTGGACGTTGGCGCTGATCATTGCGTGGTGATCTGCTGGCCGGTGAGGGTCCAGAAGACGCCGTGAGGGGAGGCGTTCGGCGCTCCGGCTTCGGTGTCCAGGGCATAGACTTTTCCGGTCTCGACGTGGGTGAAGCGGACGGCGCGGGTGGCGTCGGTGGTGGCGTCGATGATGTCGGACGCGGGCAGGAGTGCGCTGGCGACGACGATCTTGATGGTGCGAGCCTGGATGACTCCGCCGTCCTGCTCATACTTGATGCCACGACGGGCGATGTAAGCAGCAGGGATGCTGCGAGCGCCGAGGGTGATGGTGCAGGGATTGCGCTGGCGCAGTCCTGCGAGGTGGAGCTTTTCACTGGCGACGAGAGCGGCGGACATGCGAGGGCGTGAGTGTCAAAAAAAGCGCCGCGTCCCCCCAACCAAAAAGGGACGCGGCGCAGGGGACACCGGCGGGCGAAGAATAACCGCGCCGGGTGAGAGTCTGACGATTAGCCGAGGAGCGTGGCGACAAACTCAGGCTTCCAGACCTTGACGCCGTAGAATGCCATGAGCTTGATCTCGCTCATGCCGTAGCCTTTGTAGAGGCGGGCGGAGAAAGAGAGACCGGTGTCAGCGTCCACCAGCACCGCGATCTCTTCGCCGACATCGCCGCCGGGAGGTTGTGCAGGCGGGCGCATCGCGAGCTCGATGGCGGTCTTGTGGAAGGCGACGTTGGCGGTGTAGCTGTTGCCGACGGTGACGGCCTTGTCGTTGACGATGGCACCACGCAGGCCGGGATGATTGATCACCAAGCTGCCAGAGGTCGCGGTGAGTCCGGTCTTGACGACGTAGTTGCCTGCGGTCGGCTCGTCGGCCACGGTGATGATGTCGCCAGCTTTGATGCCGGTGCTGTTCACGGTGCCGCCGTCAACGGTGAGAGTCGTGCTGCCGACGGCGATGTTGCCGTTGTTGATGAGGTAGCCTGTGCCTGCGCCCTTCGTGTGAGCCTGCACACCCGCGCTGGCGCGGATGGACATGTTGAAGAGGTTCAGCAATTCACCACGGCGCAGCGTTGCGTCTGTGCCAGCATCGCCCACGTTGGTGAGGGTCGAACGCTTGCGCAGATTGGCTCCAGCGGCGGTGTTGAGGATGAGCGAGAGCATGCCGTCAGACATGGGGGTGCCGTTGTCTTCGAGGATGCGGTAGAGATCCGCGAGGATCTCGAAGTTGGAGCCGAATGGCGTGGTGCCAGCGGTGCCGACGGCGCGGCTTGCGCCTTGATAGGCAGCGAGTCCGATTGCGGCTTCGATGCTGTTGCGCATTTTGCGGATGGCCTGCTTATAGAGCTGCTGGAGAGCAAGCTCTGCGCCGACGGTTTTGGAGAGCTGAGCGAATTGCTCGCCTTTGAGCGGGATGGATGCTCCCGCGTAGGAGGAGAGAGTCAGCGTCTCGGTGCTGGTGGTGATGTCGGCTGCGTCAGGCACCGTCATGGCTGGGGTGTAGCTGGTCTCGAGCGTGGGCTCGGTGGTGCGCAGCGAGGTGACGGTGCCGCCAGCGGAGATGCCTTCGGAACCGCCGTTGACGATCACGCCTTGCGAAAAGCCGGATGGTTCCATCGCGACTTGATCGCGAGCGGCATAGAGGATTTCGGTGAGTCCAGTGAGTGAGATGTCGTTAGCCATATGTTTGGATCAGTGAGAGTTGGGGGTGTGTTGGATTTGAGGTGTCAATCTGCGATCAGTCTTCGAGCTTGCCTTTGGCTGCCATGAACGCATTGCGCTCGGCGTGTGGGAGCTGGTTGAAGGCGGCGCGGGTCATGGTGTTGACGGGGGTGCCGCTGCCACCTTGAGCGCCTTGGATGGGAGCGTTGCCACCGGCAGCACCGGCGGCTCCGTTGGTGAGCAAGGCGGTGATTTTTGTGAGCTCAGTTTCCAGCGCGGCGAGCTTGGCTTTGTCGCCCTTTGTGGCCTCAGTGATGCTGGCAGCGAAGGCGGCTTTCACGGCGGTGTCTTCAAAGTCGATGACGACGTTCGGAGACTGCGGCTTGTGCGCGGTGATGGCAGCGGTGAGCTGGTCTTCAGTTTCATCACCCTTGACGGTGATGCCGACGAGTGAGGCGAGGGCGAGGAGTGCTTTCATTGGGGTGGGAGTGCGCGATGGCGACGGTGGCGGCGCGATGTCAAAGAGGGCACTCGGCACATGACGCAGCGCGGCGGTGATGCGGGCGGTCTTGAAAGCGGAGGCACTGAGGGCGACTTCGTCGCTGGTGGCATCGGCAAAACCGTGCTCGACGGCTTCTTCACCTGTCAGCCAGGTCTCGGCGTCCATCATCGCGGTGAGGTCTTCGTCGCTCTTTTTCGTGCGCTCACGATAAGCGGCGAGGAGGCTGCCTTTGATCTTGTCGAGCAGGTCGGCGAGCTGGCGCATGTCAGCAGAGTCACCCACCGCGAAGCCGCTGGGGTTGTGGATCATCATGAACGCATTGCGCGGCATCTCGATCCGCGTGCCTGCCATGGCGATGACGGACGCCATGGAGGCGGCGAGGCCTTCGATGCGCACGGTGACGTTCCCACGTGCCTTCAGGGCATGGTAGATGGCAAGACCGTCGAAAACCTCACCGCCAGGCGAGTGGATGGAGAGAGTGATCGGAGTCGCAGCCGCGATGCTGCGGAGCTGGGCGAGGAAGTCTTTGGCGCTGACACCCCACGCGCCGATCTCATCGTGGATGGAGATTTCAGCGGGGGCTTCGGCGGTGGCGGCGTTGCGAATGGTGAACCAGGTCTTGCGGGACATGCTGGCGGGCGCATGTCAAAGCGGCGTGGACACGCTGAAGCGTGAACAACGAACTCTAGGCATCCATTGCGGCTAGTCTTTAACCCTCTCTCCTTTTGGTCCCGTAATATGAACAAAAAGCTCCATTTCTACTTCGAGACTTTTTTGCTGCTGCATCGCTCCAACTGCATGCGAGAGCACATTATACATCACACAATGCTTTGAATTGTGTTTGTTTTTGGATAAAGCCGCTTGTTTACCAAGCACATGAGTGAGCGCAAAAATTGCATCTTGCGCACACCTACGCTCTCCATCTTCGCCGAGGTCAAGGCAGTGATCTTGAATGGTTTTCT